GAGTTTCAGAAGAAGGGATAGACGATGATCGTTCGCGACTACAAGGCTCGGATCAAGGCGGCCGGTAAGGCCGACGGGCTCGGGGAGGGCGAGTTCAAAGCTCTCGTCTCCGTCTTCGGGAACACGGACTCCTACGGGGAAGTCGTGATGCCGGGAGCTTTCACCGACACGCTCTCGGAAGATTGGAGCGGGGACAACCTTCTTCCGATCGTCTGGTCGCACAAGTGGGACGATCCTTTCTCCCATATCGGCTATGCGCTGTCGGCGGAGGAGACCGAAGCCGGGCTGGTCGTCCACGGGAAGAATGACGTCGACGACAACGCGACGGCCGCTCAGGTCCAGCGGCTGATGAAGGGCCGCCGGATCACTCAGTTCTCCTTCGCGTATGACGTCCTGGAGGGGGGCGAAGTGATGCGGGAAGTCGAGGGCGGGAAGGCCGACGAAGGGGAGACGGTCTACGAGCTCCGGAAGCTCAAGCTCCATGAGGTCGGGCCGTGTCTCCTCGGGGTCAATCAGGAGACGGAGCTGATCGCGGCGAAGGCTCTGTCGCTGGCGAACTCCGTCCAGTCCGGCCGCCGGATCGACTCCGTCGGGCTCGACCGGCTCGGTAAAGCCGTGGCAGCTCTTCGCGAAACGATCACCATCTCGACCTCGACGTCCGTGTCCGTTCCTACGGGCTCGGGTTACGATGGTGGCGAGAGTACCGTCCAGGAGAGCCAGACTTCCACGGATCCGGCCGACGAAGATCTTCCCGCCGAAGACAAGTCGGAGAAGGCCGCCGAAGTTCCGCGACGCCGGGTGCTGATCGAATCTCTATTCCTCTGAACCTAGGAGCTCTCATGCTCAGCACTAACCGGAGGATCATCGGATATCGCAAGTCCGGTGCTCCTATCTACGTGATCGCGGGCGGGCGTGAGAACGTCCATCGGATCGCGGCGAACGACGCGAAGGCGGCCGCTCTGGCGATCGCTCAGAAGGCTCGCGACGAAGGTCGCGATCTGACCGACGCGGAGGCGACCGACGCTCTCGGCTACAAGGCGAAGTATGACGCCGAAGACGTCCAGGCGAAGGCGATTGAGACCGCTCAGTCGGCTCTCACGGATCTGTCCTCCGACGAGGGCTCCTTCGACCTCCCGGCCGACTCCGGCGGCAAGTCCGACGTTCCGCTCTCCTTCGGCGATCACTTCGTCAAGTCGGCCGGGTTCCAGGAGTTCCGCCGGAAGAATCCGACCTCCGTCTCCGAAGGTGCTCCGATCCGGATCGAGTCGGGCCGGATGGGCTCGGCAGAGCTCATCTTCGGCTCGAAGGCTACGATCGGGCTGGAGACCGGCGGCTCCCCGGCGAGCACGTTTCAGCCGAAGGATCGGATCGCGACGATCGATTACCTGCCGAATGAGGATCTCGGGCTCCTGAACCTGATCTCTCGCGGCCGGATGACTTCGCCGATGATCGAGTACCTACAGATCACCGGAGTTACCGAAGGCGCGGCGATCGTCGCTCCTGGGGCTCTCAAGCCTCTGTCGGACTTCACGACCGCTCTCGCCGACGCTCGGGCGTACACGTACGCCGACGGTCTGACGGTCACGAATCAGTCGCTCGCCGACGAGGGCTTCCTCGCCAACTACCTGACGAACCGGCTTCCGCGTCATCTCCGGAACGTGATTCAGCAAGTTCTCCTGTCGGGCACCGGGACCGGCGGACAGCCTGCCGGGATCCTGAACACGTCCGGGGTTCTTACTCAGGCTTGGGTCGACACGTCGGTCCGAGACCTCGGCATCCTGGACACGATCGCGGCCGCGCTGGAGAAGCTGGAGAACGCGGACGCCGACGTTCAGGCGATCGCTCTGTCGGTCCGTGACTACTGGCGGATCATGCAGCTCAAGGATGCTCAGGGCCGCTACTTCTCTCAGGGTCCGTGGTCTCAGGGTCCCGGTACGGTGTGGGGCGTGCCGATGGTGAAGGTCCGTCGCCTCGCGGCGGGGACCGCGCTCGCCGGAGACTTCCGGACCGTGACGCTTCTGGACCGTGAAGGGATCTCGGTCCAGGCGTTCAATCAGCACGAGGATTACGCTCGTCGCAACCTGACCTACGTCCGGGCAGAGTGCCGGGCCGCTCAGGCGATCTTCGAGCCGACTCATCTTTGCAAGATCACTTTGACGGACACCACTCCGGCCGCTTGATCGTGGGGCTCCGGACCCGGTCCTCCTGGCGGGTCCGGAGCCTCTCCTCTCCAGCTCTGACGAAGGGAACGTACGAACATGATGGATACAAGCAACGCACCGGAGATGGTCGTGATCGACGACGTCCAGTACCGGCCGGAAGACGCCGACGCGGCTCGGGCTCGGAAGGCGGCCGCTGATGCTGGCGTGACCGTGATCCTGCCGATCGGGGTCGCTCAGTCGGGCGACACGAGCCCGCTCGATCCTCCGCTTCCCGTCCGGGTAGTGGAGCCGTCGGCGGTGACCGACGAGGGCGAGAAGCCAGCGTCGGAGCAGGACGCTCCGCTCCTGGTCGCCGCGACTGAGGAAGCGGCTCCGAAGAAGGCGGCAAGCTCGCGCAAGTCGGGCGATGCCTCCTAGCGACACTCTGGCGAGCCTCGACGCGCTCCGGTCTGAACCGGCCGCGTCGAGGCTCTCCGTCGACCGTCTCCGTCGGGCTCTGGAAGCGTCGAGCTCGGCGTTCCGTTCCGCCACGAGCCAGCACGTCTCCTACGTGGCAGACGAGACGATCATCCTCGACTCGAACGGCTCCAGCTCGATCCTTCTCCCGGAGCTTCCCGTGACTGGCGTCTCCGCTGTCACGGTCGACGGCTTGCCGGTGAACCCGGCCGGGCTCTGGTCGGCGGACGGGATCCTTCGCCGGGCCGAAGGTTGGCCTCGCGCTTTCCGCCGGGTGACGGTGACCTACTCTCACGGCTTCGACCCGGTCCCGGCCGACGTCGTCGACGCTGTGATCGAGGCGGCGCTCCGCAGGCTTGCCGCTCAGCCGGGCCAGGCGGCCGGGCAGGCGACGGCGGGACCGTTCACGTACCAATATGATCCGGGAGCCTCCCAAGCCTGGAGCGAAGCTGTGGGGCGGTATCGGCGGCGATGGTGAGTGGTTTCCCGGCGGGCTGGCAGACTCCCGTAACCCTTCTCCGTGGCGGCGGCCGCGACCGTGAGGGGAACCCGAAGGCGGAGGAGCGTTCGGATACTCCTCCGGTGCTCGTCGGCTGGCGGTCTACTTCGGACCCGGTAGACCGTTCGGAGGCGACGGAGGATTACGCGGTCCTCTACGACGACTCCTTCGAGATCGCCTGGACTCCGACGGACCGGGTCGAGATCCCGGATGGTCCGTGGCCTTCGGGGACGTGGCAGGTAGACGGGCGGCCGAAGCCTTGGCCTCTCGGTTGGGAAGTTCCACTGAGGAGGGCGTCGTGAGCTCGTACGTTCCGGACGTGAAGGGGCTCGCCGAGATCGGCCGCTCCCCGGCTCTACAGGCGGCCGTACTGGCGGCCGCAGCTCGCGGGGCTCAGGCGGCCGCTACAGCGAACCCGAGAGGCTCCTACAGTGTCCGGCCGCAGCCGGTCCGGGCGGGCTACCGGGAGGAGCCTCGCGTCGGTGCCGTGGTGGAGAACTCAGCTCCGGACGCGGTCCTCCAGGAGTCTCAGACGCGAGCTCTCGTCCGGGCCGTTCCCGTGATCGAGGCGAGTTGAGATGGGATTCACCTTCCCTAGTGCTCAGCACGCGCTCTATGTCTTCTTGGACGGGGTTGTCGCGGCCGGGCTCCCGATTGTCACGTATAAGCAGCTCACGGTCGACTTCGCCGACACGGTCGCCGTCGAGGCGGCGGTCCTGATCTCCGACTTCGGCGGGACGGAAGACTTCCTGGAGCGGACGGACCGGATCGGGGTCGACGTCTACGCCGAAGGGGATCTCGCGAATCGGGTCGGGCAGGCGATCTCGGCGATCCTTCTCGGGGCGGACCTTTACGTCGACGGCGTCGGGCAATTCGACACGATCGACGCCGAAGTCCTCCCTCATCCGATCCCGTACGCTAGTGACAGAATCAACCAGAGCTCGGCGGTCTACCGGATCGTCTCCCGGCCGAACTAATCCGCTCTCGAAAGGGGCACTCAAGAAATGGTAGATACCACTTTCGCCGCGATGAAGTCGACGGCGGACTCTCCGACGCTGGTCCGGAAGATCCTGGAGGCGGTCGCCTTCGTGGCTCCCGAGAACGCGGCTCCGATCGCGACCCTGACGGCCGGGGCGGGTGCTGTGCTCCAGACGCTCCCGGCGTCCTACATTCCCGTCGGGCTGGTCACGCCGGACGGTTACACGTTCGGCGGCGACTCCTCGACGTCGACCGTCGAGGCTCTCGGGTATGCCTCCCCGATCCGGGAGGATATCGAGTCGGCGACCCGGACCGTCGGGTTCACGGCGCTGGAGACGTGGCGGCGACAGCTCCTCGAAATGGCGTACGGAATGGATCTGTCCGGGGTCGTGCCGGACCCGGCGACGGGGGAGATCAAGTTCGATCATCCGGACCGGCCGCTCCAGCGTTTCTATCGGCTGATCGTGATCGGCCGGGACGGCTCCGGCTCGAATGAGTGGCTCCGGGGGAAGTTCTTCCCTCGTGCTTCGATCACGGAGTTCCCGGAGGAAGTCTGGAACTCCTCCGACCCGTCTCAGTACGCGATCACCATGTCGACCTATGTCGACGACACGATCGGCACCGGGGAGCGGGACTTTATCGCCGGGAAGGCAGCTCTCGCGAATCAGGTCGCTCTCGGCTTCTCGGCCGCCTAAGCCGGGCGGGGGAGCCGTTGCGCCGGGTTCCGGCTCCCCTTCCCTTCTCTCCGAACCTGGCGAGCCACTGACGCCGATCTCCGGGCCTCTAGCGGGTCCGGGGTGGCTTCGGTAGGGGCCTCTGGTCCCCGTCGCTCCACTGTCTACGAAAAGTAGACAGCCGATCCCCGATCACGGGGAGACCCATACGAAGGGACAGCGAGAAGATGCCGCGCTACGAGAAGACGCTCCAGGACGGAACGGTCGACGCCGTCGAGACAGACAACATGGTCGAGGCGGTCCGGCTCCAGGCTCAGGGCTACACGGCTCGGGTAGCTCGGACGGCGGCCGTCCGCCAGGCCGACGCGGAGAACGACAACCTCGACGACCGGGTCAAGCCGAAGTCGTCCAGCTAGCTACCGAGCTCGACCCGAGCTCGGCAACGCAATAACCCGGAGGTAGGAACATGGCAGGAACACAGCAAGGCGCGAAGGTCCGGAAGCTCCCGGACCGGGCGATAACGGCGAGCTTCGCCGACCTCGAAGCGGAAGCGAAGGCGGAGCCGTTCGTCTACAAAACGAAGGCCGGAGTCGCGATCGAGTTCCCGGACCCGTTCGATATGGAGTTCTCGGAAGCGGAGAAGTTCCTCTCCGAGCTCGTCAACATGACCGACAGCGAAGCGGCTCTCGCGAAGTGGCTGTCGGAGGAGGATCTCGCCACTCTCCTGGCGGACAAGCTCACGCTTCGACAGATGCTCGGGCTCATAAACCGGGTCCACGCTCACTATGAGGCGGTCCTCGGTACGCCGGGGGAAGGGAAACCCTCCGGGAGCTGATACCTCGCTTCCGTCCCGAGATCCGCGCCGACCTTCTCCAGGAGTTCGGCGTGGATCTCGCGGAGTGGTGGAGGGGCCGGAGATGGAGGGCTCTGGCTGATCTGATCGACCAACTCCCGGCGGCGAGCCGGACGCAGGAGGCGATCTTGAACGACCCGGACTTCGCGGAGATGATCGCGCAGCGTGAGCGAGACGAGCCAGCTAAGAAGCCTTGGTCTCCTCGGGTCCGTGACTACGACCTCCACGCTCAACTCCTCCGGGAGATCCGGGAGACGATCGTCTCGGTCCGCCAGGCGGTAATCCAGACAACCTTCGACGGTGACTGGAAGCCACTAAAGGCTCCTCGCGTGCCGATCCTCCCCGGTCCGGAGACTGAGGTCG